GATGCTCAACGACATGACACACGAGCAGACGGCGCAGCTGGTGGGGATCGACGCCAAGACACTCCGGGTCCACTACGCCGACGAACTGGAGCAAGGGAAGCTCCGGATGTTGTCCCGCGTCTCCGCGAACCTGTATCGGATCGCGTCGCAGCAGCAGGACATCAAGGCGGCGCTCACGGCGTCGATATTCCTGCTCAAGTCGAAGGGCGGTTACAACGACCGCGCTGCCGAGGCGACCGCGGTGATGGAGTCCGCGGGACCGGTCCGCTTCACCCTGCGATTGGGCGACCGCCCGATGGTTAACTGATGGGCGCGGCGCGGAAGCTAGAACCCATTCAAGGCGAGTACATCCGTCCGTGGCTGTACGACGCACAAGAGCGGGCGATCTTCTGCGCGGCGCGATACGGCGTGGTCGAGGCCAGCACCAAGGCGGGCAAGACCGTCGGCTGCATGGCGTGGCTGGTCGAGCAGGCGGTCCTCAACGGCGGCATGAACCGCAACTTCTGGTGGGTGGCCCCGGTATATCCGCAGGCCAAGATCGCCTTTCGGCGCATCAAGGCGGGATTGCCCGTCGGTAGTTATCTTGCAAACGAGTCCGAACTCACCATCCGTTTGCTCGCGCCTATGTCCACGATCTGGTTCAAGACCGCAGAAAAGCCAGACAACCTCTACGGTGAAGACGTCTACGCCGCCGTCATTGACGAGGCGTCGCGCTGCCGGGAGGACTCGTGGATTGCCGTCCGCTCCACCCTGACCGCGACCAAGGGTCCGGTCCGGATCATCGGAAACGTAAAGGGCCGCACGAACTGGCACTACCGCATAGCGCGTCGGGCCGAGTCGGGCGACGCGGGCTACCACTACGCCAAGCTGACGGCCTACGACGCCGTGGCTGGCGGGGTGCTGGACGCCGCAGAGGTCGAGGACGCCAAGCGCATCCTCCCCGAGGCGGTGTTCAAGGAGCTATACCTCGCCGAACCGTCGGACGACCAAGGGAACCCATTCGGGATTCACCACATCGCGGGCTGCGTCGGAACGATCTCCGAGGACCGGCCCGTCGCGGTGGGCATCGACCTCGCCAAGTCGCATGACTGGACCGTGGTCGTTGGGCTAGATCGCCGCGGCGCGGTCTGCGGGTTTGAGCGTTGGCAGGGAACGTGGGAAACGACCGAGGGACGTATCTTGTCCCTTATCGGAAACGTGCCGACACTGGTAGACTCCACGGGTGTAGGCGACCCCATTGTCGAGCGCCTGCAGTCCAAGCGACACAACGTCAGCGGCTTCAAATTCACCTCGCAGTCGAAGCAGCAGCTGATGGAGGGGCTAGTCCTCGCCATCCAGCAACGTCAGCTTCGCATCCCCGACGGGATTCTCCGGTCGGAACTGGAAAGCTTTGAGTACAGGTACACCCGTACCGGCGCGACCTACAACGCACCGGAAGGGCTACACGACGACTGCGTCGTGGCGTTGGCACTTGCGTGGCAACAGTACCGCGCTGCTGCGCCCGATTTGGCGTATGCGCGTCCAGACGGCCTGTCACGGATCAGTCCGTGGGTCAGCGCCGATGAGCGAGGAGAATACTGATGGCAGAAGAAAACCGAGAACCGCTGAAGTACGACCCGAGTGTCATCGGCACGTCGGGTCTGCGTGCGTACGGCGGGTATGTCCAAGAGGAGGCCGAGCGCGACCTGCGCGGTCTCAACGGCTCGCGCATCTACCGCGAGATGGCTGACAACGATCCGATTGTCGGCGCGGTGCTGTTCGCAATCACGATGCTGATACGACAGGTCGAGTGGCGAGTGCAGGCGACCGACGACTCGCCGGAGGCCGAAGGCGCGAAGCAGTTCGTCGAGGAGGTCATGCACGACATGAGCGTGTCGTGGAACTCCGTCATCACCGAGGTCTGCTCGATGTTCACCTACGGCTACGCGCCGATGGAGATTATCTGGAAGCGTCGCCTCGGCTCGGACTCGACGGACCCGACCGGACGTAGCGTCTACAACGACCGCAAGATTGGTATCCGGTCGCTGTCGCTCCGTGCCCAGAACACGATCCCCAAGTGGGAGATGGACAAGGACGACGGCAGCATCGTCGGTCTCTGGCAGCAGCCGTACGACCGCGGCATGGTCTGCATCCCTATCGAAAAGCTGCTGCTGTTCCGCACCTCCGAGGAGCGCAACAACCCGGAGGGCCGCAGCGTGCTACGCAACGCGTACCGCCCGTGGTTCTTCAAAAAGCGCATCGAAGAGGTCGAGGCGATTGGCTTGGAGCGCGATCTCGCAGGTCTGCCGATTGCCTACATCCCGTCCAACTACCTGATGCAGGGCGCGGACAAGCTCGACCGGCAGGTCGCCGAGGAATACAAGCGGCTGATCCGCAGCATCAAGCGCGACACGCACGAAGGCTTGGTCCTTCCGTCGACGCGTGATAGCAGCGGGAACCTGATGTTCGAAATCAAACTGCTGTCGACGGGCGGCTCCCGCCAGTTCGACACCAGCAAAGTCATCGAACGCTACAACAAGGCGATTGCGACCAGCGTCCTCGCTGATTTCATTTTCCTTGGGCAGGGATCGACAGGCAGTTTCGCGCTGTCGTCGAACAAGACAGAAATCTTCGCCACCGCAGTCGGCGCGTACACCAAAGGCATCGCCGAGGTGTTCAACCGTCACCTGCTGCCGCGGCTCTGGAAGCTCAACGGGATGGACCACGAGGTCATGCCGTCGCTGGTCCCGGGCGATCTGGAAAAGCCGGACCTGACTGCGCTGGGCGAGTTTGTCAGCAAGCTCACTGCGTCGGGCGCAACGCTGTTCCCCGACCGCGAACTAGAGAACCACCTGCGGCAGGCGGCTGGCTTGCCGCTCGCCCCAGAGGAATCTATGGGCGACGACTTCGTGCCAGATATGGAAGCGACGCCGACCGACGAGCAGGCGACGCCTGTCGTGCCGGAGGCGCTGCCTACCGACGGGGAGAACAGCAATGGCTGAAGAAATCAAACTCGTGCGTGGCGATAACCGCCCGTACATCAAACTCACGCTCACCAAGTCAGACGGGACAGCTCTCGACGTAAGCGACGCAGACACCACCGTGTCCATCCACTTCCGCAGCGTGACAGCGGAGGCGGTGCTAACCACCATCCCTGTCACCAAACTGAACGGAGGTGCGAGCGGCGAAGTGATGTTCAACTTTCCGGGGGCCACGCTGAACGTCGACCCGGGGTATTACGAAGGCGAAGTAGAAATCAACTTCGACGGCGAAAAGCAGACGCTCTACGACCGGCTGAAGTTCCTTGTCCGTGAACAAATTGCTTAAGGAGAAACAACCATGGCTGCAATGACCGACTATCTTGAGAACAAGCTGATCGACCAGCTGTTCCGCGGGCAGGCATACACCTTCCCGGCTGGCCTCCACGTTGGGCTGCTCACCGCGGCTCCGTCCGACACGGGCGGTGGCACCGAGGTGTCTGGCAACGCCTATGCGCGTCAAGACCTCGCCCCGTCGCTCACCAACTGGGCGGGCACGCAGGCCGCTGCTTCGACGACTGCGTCGTCCGGAACGAGCGGCACCACGAGCAACAACGTGGCGATCACGTTTCCGACTCCGACGGCCTCGTGGGGTACGGTGACG